TGCCTGGTTCACCAACTATGGTTCCTTTTGAAGAGCAGATCGGTGCTGAAAAGGCTGCCGTTATTGCACAAACTTTGGAAGTTGCAATGTGGCAAGGTGATACCGCTTCTGGTAACCCTAACTTGAATCGTTTTGATGGATTCAATAAAATCATTGCTGCCGCTTCTCCAGTATTGGCGAACTCTGCACCAACTACATTCTCTTCAATCACCGCTGCAAACATTGATGACATCTTGGATCAGGTTTACGCCAACATCCCTGCTGCCGTTGCTGAAAAAACTGACTTGGTTTGTTTCTTGGGAATTGATGCCTACAAATTGATGTTGGTAAACTTGAAGAACGCTAACTTGTTTCACTATGTTGCCGATGCTGCCACTTCAATGGAAATGGTTTACCCCGGTACTAACATGAAGTTGATCGCTGTTGGTGGTTTGAACGGAACTAACAAGATTGTTGCTGGTTCTTTGTCAAACTTCTTTATGGGTACTGACTTGATTGACGAGCAAGAAGAAGTGAAAATGTGGTACAGCATCGACAACGATGAAGTTCGTGTTCGTTTCACTTTCAAGGCTGGTGTGCAAGTTGCATTCCCCGGAGAAATCGTTTATTTCACCCTTTAATCTTCATAAAATATGCCCTGTTTACTCACACAAGGATTCACTCTTGATTGCAAGGATGCAGTCGGAGGTATCAAATCAATCCACCTTATCACTTGGGTTGATTCAAAATTCACAATTGCAAGTGGTGAAGTAACTGGCACAACCGTTGCAAGTGGTGATGTTTACGATTACGAGTTGCCGAAAGGTACTGGATCATTGACCATCACCACCAACGTATCTGTTGAGAACGGAACATCATTCAATCAATCGGATGTTGTTTTCAAACTTCGCAGATTGTCAACCACCAAGCGTAACGAAATGAAGCTCCTCGCTCAAGGTCGTTGCTATTGCATCGTTAAGAACAACAACGATGAGTATTGGTTGGTTGGTAAGGAGTACGGATGTGATGTGACTGCAATGGTTGCGAACACCGGTACTGCTATGGGAGATTCCAACGGTTATGAAGTTACTCTTTCTGCTATCGAAGCGGAAGCACCTTACAAATTGCAAAGTTCAGTTGTTACCGCTTTAGGTATCTAATTGATTCTTGTTTCATAGGTCGAATGGGGAGGGCAATTGCTCTCCCTTTTTTTGTTACATATTTTTACTCTCGCTATTTTGTAGAGATGTTGAAGGTAACCAAACAAGATTCCGAATACTGGTATGTGACATTGACCGAAAAGGTCACTATTGCAAACCCGTATTTTTTCTTCAGTATGAAGTGCCGACAAACTGACGCATACAAGAATTTCATTTTGACCGATGTATCAACTGCCAAAGAAAGATACAACAAGTTTTTGTTTGATGAAGGTGCAACCGACAACACAACTTTGGAAGTTGGTGAACACGAATACAGAATCTACGCACAGATTTCATCTAACAACTTGAATCCGTCATTGGCTGATGAGTTGGTTGAAACAGGCATCTTGAAAGTTCTCCCATTGTTAAACAACGAATTATTCTATCAGGTATCGTGAGCGAAAAAATATACACAACGAATCGTGATATGGGTGTTGAACACGAAGTTGATCTCACCAAGAAATTGTTCACCACAAACCGTGATATGGGTTTTGAACGCAATGTAGAATTCAACCAACGAAACTACGATGTTGATGCATTGAGGGCGTACTTTTTATTAACTGAAGATTCATTTTTATTGCTCCAAGAGGATGGAGGTCGTTTGGTAGAAAGTTATGGCTAACAAGAAGATTTCACAACTTGATCCGATAGGAACAATTGATGTCAATCAAGACAGCATTCCGATTGTTGACTATTCCGAAGGCGTAACCAAACGGACAAACCTTGCCAACATCGGTCAAAGGGTATTGGAAGCCAGTTCAACCACAAACCTTGCCGAAGGAACAAACCTATATTTCACCAATACACGAGTTTACACGAAGGTCAAAGCAACTTTGTTGGCTGGTTCAAACACATCTATCACTTTTGACGATGCACTTCAAACCATCACCATCGCATCACAAGGCAATGTTCAAAGCGTAAACACAAAGACGGGTGCAGTTGTATTGACTACAACGGACATCAGCGAGGGAACAAATCTATACTACACACAAGCACGATTCAACTCAGCGTTCACGGCAAAGAGTACAAGTGATTTGAGCGAGGGAACAAACCAATATTTCACCGCAGCGAGAGTGAGGGCAGTTGTTTTGACTGGATTGTCATTGGCAACCAATGCGGTGATTTCTGCAACTGATACGGTATTGAGTGCCTTCGGAAAGTTACAAGCACAGATCACCGCAAACCTTTCAACACTTACATCACACACATCCAACACAAGCAACCCACACGCCACCACAAAAGCACAAGTTGGCTTGAGTGATGTGCCAAATATAGACACCACAAACGCATCAAACATTGCGAGTGGTACATTGGCTGATGCGAGGTTAACATCTGCCGTTACAAAGCAAGGAAACACATTCAACGGAGCATCTCAATTGGTTCAATTAGACGCATCTGCAAAACTTCCAGCCGTTGACGGTTCTAATTTGACAAACTTAAACATTCCACCTTCAACGGGTGGGGACTTATACTTATTTTATAACTACTAAAATGCCAGCAAATACATCACCCATATTCGCACTATCACCAGAGCTTTCATTTGCAACGGTAACGGGTGCAACAACGGACAGAACAGGCGCAACGATGACAAACACGGTCACGCTTTTAACTGCTGCAACAAACGGCACGAAGATCACGCAGATTGGGGCAAAGGTTGCCGGAACAAATGTGGCAACTTTGGTTTTGATTTTTGTAAGTGATTCAACTGGTGCAAATTTCAAGTTGTTTGATGAGATTGCCTTGACTGCTATCACAGCATCAACATCACAAATATCGCAAAGGTCAGTAACAGCCTACAGCGATTTGCAGTTAAAGGCTGGGCAAGTGGTCAAAGTTGGTATTACTGTTGCGATTACAGATGGAGTGAATGTATTTGCAATAAAAGGAGATTATTAAGATGGGAGATTTTGGAGCATTTAGAGGGTTTGGTGAAAAGTTAACACAAGGTGAAACCCCGACAAAATTGGGGAATGATACACAAATTTTTTCAAATGTTTTTGATACTCCATATTTCGCATATTCACTAAGGCGAGTTGTTCAAAATTATAGTGGGAGTTGTATCCGTGTTCGTAGGTCAAATGACAACGCTGAACAAGACATTGGATTTGTGAATGATTATTTAGATACCGCATCTCTTTTGTCTTTTGTTGGTGCAAACAATGGTTTGGTGACTACTTGGTATGATCAATGTGGCAACGGCAATATGACTCAAACAACTGCTACTGCTCAACCTGAAATTGTTTTAAGTGGTGCATTGTATTATTTAGGACAAAATCCAACGATGAGATTTTCGCTAAAATGGTTTCAATATCAACCAACACCTACCGTTAATATGAGAGATGTGATGTTTGTGGAAGTTGCAAATGTTTACAGTACATCAAATTTTGGGCGTTTGTTTACAAGAAGCAACGGAGCAACTGGTGAAAGTTCTTTAACTGGAAACTTAATAAGGCAAAAAGATACTACAAATTATGGAGCAAGAAATGCACCAATGTTGGTAAGGATAATTGGATCTCGTAGTTTTTGGATGCCATTTTTAGACCATTCGCCCAAAATAATTGTCACAGGAACAACAACGGAAAATACATTGTATTGTCATATGAACAATGACTATAGCACAATACCAGTAACGACAACATCTGTAGCATACGATAGATTTGCCATTGCTGATGGAATTAACAGCTCTGGAGATAACATTAACGCAGATATTAGCGAAGTAATTATATACAATAAAGATTATTATTCACAAATTGAAGCAATTAAAAACAATGTAAATTCATATTATGGCATCTATTAACGGCTACCAATATAACACCGAACAGGAAGCAATTGACGCTCGTGAAGCGTGTGATGCTTATTACGGAATCCCAGTTGCACCCGATGATGTAACACAAAATTGGGTTGACTATCAGTTTGCAGAATTGAACACACCGCAATTTTGGTACATTGCTTTCGATGAATCACTCACGCCAATACTCGGAACGCCCACAGAGTTTGAAGTTGTAACACCACCATTCCCAATCTAAATGAAAAACCTTAATGATACCACCGCAGCCATTGCCACCGCCATCACCGGTTCATCAGCGGTCATCACTTTTGCTCAAATTTATCAACCCCTTGTTACTTTTGGCGTGGGGATTCTTGGTATTATTTCGGGCGTTTTGGCTGTTATATATTGGGCTAAAAAAATTAATCGCATCAAATGACCGTAAAAAAACCATCCGCAAATCCGCTTCCAATTTCGTTTGATCAATTCCGAAAGAATCCCGTTGCTGGGGTTGCTTTCCTTGCATTGGTAGGTGTAAGCTATTTATACTATGATGTCAAGTCATCGTACACCGAGCAACTTGAAAATTCCAACAAGAAGATTGAAGCGTTGGATTTGAAGATTGACCGTCTTGGATATGCTCTCAAGAAATCCGATTCCGCATTGGCTGCTGCCATCACAGAACTTCGCATCATCAACACCGTCAAAAAATTATGAGGTACTTTGTCATTTTGTTTTGCGTATTCATCGCAGCCATTGAGATTGCCTTCCCAGTTGGTGCAGTTACAACACCCCCGATTGACGAGGTGGAAGCAATGTTGAAAAAGGTTGAATCAAATCTTCGTCAGGCATCAGCAGTTGTATCTGTGGCAAAAGCCAAAGGAGAAGAAATGGTTGAAGGCAAAGTGCAAGAAAAAGCCGAATTGAAAGAAGCGGTGGTGAATGCTGAAAAGAAAGCGGAAGCCGTGGTTCAACAGATGCAAGTTGTTCAAGACCAAATGGAGGTGTATGCCGTCAAGATGGTAGGTGCTGGATTGGATACCACAACCACACCAATTGAGTTCAAAGGAGTGATCTATGATGCGTATTTGAACTATCTATCCGAAGGTGGAAAGGAAGAGTTTGACTATTTCAGAATGTACTTATGGCAACCAAAGTAAACATCACATCATTTCGGGCTAAACCCAAAAACAAATTGGGCAGACATACCAAGCACAAGAACAAGCATAAGAGTTCCAAACCATATAAAGGACAAGGCAAATGATAGACAAAATCAAACAAGCAATGAAGGTGAAGAACTACAAGTTCTTTGAATCAGGTGATTACAACTTGAACATCATTGGCATTCGCAATTCGGATACTGGAAGCAAAGTGACAAATGTCTTTGATGACTTCTTAACCGTGAGTTACAAAATCGCAGATGTATGGCATTTTAAGAAATGGGCTGCGACAACCGATCCAGGCACAAAGGGAGTGAAGGAATTTCACAATGCTCAAGGCGTTGCTCGTCTTGTTCCCGGACAATATCGTGGAAGTCACGCAATCGGATTGCATCAAGGTAAATACGAAGCCTTAAAACAAGCCAAACCCGTAAAGGTTTACAGAGATGCCAACAAGGATATGACCTACGACACCAAGTTGATCACCGAAGGTATCTACGGAATAAACATCCACAAGGCTGGTGCAGATTCAACCTATGTTGAGAATTGGAGTGAGGGTTGTCAGGTGTTTAAAAAGTCAGCAGATTTCGATGAGTTTATGGCTTTAGTCAAGAAGGCTGCCACCTTGCACGGAAATTCATTCACTTACACACTATTAGAAAGCAAAGATTTATGAAAAAACTTTTAGAAATTTTCACGGGTGACAAAGGAGAAATGTCCTCAAAAAGATTCGTTGGAATCATCGGTGCTTTTGTACTTTTTGGTACTATGGCTCACAATAGTTTGTCTCCTGCTGATATCGTACCTTCTCCAGAGTTGGTGACTGCGGTGGAATTCATCGTGATTGCTTGTCTTGGGTTCACATCAATAGACAAGTTCTCAAACAAAAAAGATTGATTGCTATTTGATAGAGATGATATTCCAAAGATTAAACTTTCACGATAACAAACTGCCTGTTTTCAAAGAGAACAAAGCAAAGGGATTCGTGACATTTGGTGCTGACAATCTCTATCCTGATTTCCTAATTGAGTTATTCAATAAATCACCCAAGCACAATGCCATCGTTTCTGCAAAAGCATCATATGTGGCGGGAATAGGTACAGAAGTATTTGGCTCAAACACGGAGGAGATTGCAAAAGCCGAAGCCAAACTCAAAAACATAAACGCTTACGAGACCTACGAAGAACTCAAAGCAAAAGTTGCATACGATGCCGAGTTGTTCAACGGGTTTGCAGTTGAGGTAATTTGGAACAAGGCAAAGACCGCACCTTCGGAATTCTATCACATCCCATTCAAAGATATTCGCAAAGGTCTTGAGGGGGATTATGTATATTGTGCTGACTGGACAGATAGCAAAGCGGAGAAAATCCACTATCAGCCCTACAACCCAATCACAAGGGAATCCAAGCAAATATATTATTGCCAATTTTACCGTCCCGGACAAGGCGAATACCCCTTACCCGATTATGTAGGTGCGTTGAAATACATTGAGGTTGACACCGAGATTTCCAACTATTATTTGAATAGCATTAAAAACGGATTCACGGCACAAACTCACATCCAGTTATTCAAAGGTATCCCCACACCTGAAGAAGCTCGTGCAACTGCAAGGAGATTCAAAGAGAATTATCAAGGCACGGACAATGCCGGTGGGTTAATTATCCAATACAATGATCCCACAGAGAAGGAATCAGTCATCAACAACCTTCAGCCATCCGATTTTGACAAGCAATTTGACTTGTTAAATAAGACCGTACAACAAGAGATATTTGTCGCACACAAAGTGAACTCACCGATGTTGTTTGGAGTTCGTGTAGAGGGACAATTGGGTGGTCGTAGCGAGTTGATTGAAGCATATGAGATGTTTCATCACGCCTACATTGAACCCCGTCAACAAAAGATTGATGATACCTTTGCTTACTTGCTTGAACCTATCGCATCGGTTCGTTTAGAAACCATCAACAAACCACCAATCGGTCTTGACTATCAGGCTTTGTTTACTGCTGGAATCATTGACAGAAACGAAGCAAGAAAAGAGTTGGGATTTGATGAGATTGAAGAACCTTTGA